TTAGTCAAAACATTTTTTATGTTCTCTAAGATTACCCCTTGTCGTACTGTGAACCATGGTCCTGCGATGTAGATCATTGTTTTAGCTCCTCTAGTAGTGCTTGTTGTACGTTCATCTTGCCATCTAAAATTCTTAAAATTCTTTCATCAATCGTGTCCTCTGCTACAAGGTGGTGAACCATCACAGTGTTCTTCACACCTTGCCTATGGACTCGAGCTACGGCTTGGATGTATAGCTCTAGATCAAAAGTAATACTGTACCAACAGATGTCACCACAGTCTGCGTCTTGAAGATTCAATCCATGTCCTGCTGATGCTGGATGTAAAGCTATGATAGGAACCTCTCCTCTGTTCCATTTTCTTTCAAGTTTTATAGCTTCCTTTGGACTAAGCTTTCCAAGCGCTGGAACATGATGACTGAATGCTTGTCTGATTCTTTGAAGATCATGCTCGTACTCATAGAATATCATTAGAGGCTTTCCTTCTAAGCCCTCAGCTAATTCTTGAAGAGCATCTGTCTTTGCATTATGTACTACAAGAGCTTCTCCATCCTCAGTGTACATTCCTCCATTAGCTAACTGATGAAGCTTCCCTGTCTTCACTGCTGCATTGACAGCTACGATAAGTTCATCAGGATCTATCTCAGCAATGAAGTGTCGCTTCATATCTTCATACGCTTCCCTAGCTCTTGGTGGAATAGCTATAGGAATATAGTTATCAACCCTGGGTGGAAGATCTAACTCCTCGTTTCCTTTGTGCATAACGATATCATCGATCTGATCATAGATTCGTTGATCAGCTTCATCTTGAAGTCTGTAGTCGTATCCTAAATATCCAGATGGATAGAAGTAGTTGTTCCTAAACGCAGTGATGTACTGACCCAACCTAGTTCCTAGATCTAAGATATAGATTTGAGACCAGAGATTGATCAGTCCGTTAGGGGCTGGTGTTCCAGTCAGGATAGTTCTCCTCCAGAATAACTGCAACATCTTTTTCAGAATCTTGAACCGTTGACTCCTTCCGTTCTTGAAGTTACTCGACTCATCAACGACCAGCCACCACTTCAGTTTATCTTTCAGGAATCCCTTCTTGACTTGTCCTTCTAACCACTTGAGTCCTCCAGGATTGATCACGTACATATCGTAATCCTCTTGGATTGTCTTATCCTTCTTAGATCCGTGGAGTACTCCGATAGTTATGCCATTGAAGTTACTCCACTTGATAATCTCTTTAGGCCAGACAAGGTGGCATACACGAAGGGGTGCTACGATGAACACCTTGTCCACCATGCCTTTTTTCTTGAGGATCTTATAGGCACTAAGGACTATAGCTGTTTTGCCCAACCCTGGGCTCATGAGGAGACCAGAGAACATCCGGGAGATCAGCCACTTGATACCATCCTTCTGATAGGGGTGAGGGATGAACTCCCTCTTCCCATCAAAGTTCTTACTTGACTTTACAGTCTCTAAGAAATTCATCAACATCTTTCCTTGAGTAAACTACGTGGACATGCTCTGTTTCCATAAGAAGATCAGCGATACACTTCTCTTGAAGTCTAGACAGTCGTCCACCAATTGTTTTCACTTCAACAAAGTGAACCACTCCATAAAGTAGCACAATCTGATCTGGGACACCACGGTGAGCTGGACTGGAGAACTTATATGATAGTCCTCCAGCCTTCTTCACCTCTGACTTCAGGTACTTCTCAATAAGTTTCTCACTCATGTCGATTCCTTGTTGAGTGCTTCTACGATGAACTCAGCTTGGCCCTGCATTTTGTGGTATGCACGTTTGCTCTTTGCGCCGTTGAGCAGCATACATTCAAGCCTACGAGCGACTTCTAACGCTCTTGCTTGCGCACCCTCAAGCCGCTCTATCTCTGCCTCTAATGCCTCAACCCACTTAACGCTATAAGCTCTGTATTCAGTCATGTCGATTCCTTGTTGAGTGATTCTACTGCGAGTAGGAAGTCATTCAGTTTTCCATAATCTTGAAGCACACAAGTCCCTATATTAGGTAAGAAGTCTGAGATAACTTCATCTCCCATCCTAACCAATTCTTTGAGCTTATCTCTTTCAAGCATCACCTCTGAAAGCTCCACTACCTCTTTGTGATTGGATGTCCCTGGTTTCTGATAAGTCTTTTTGAAGACCAAGTCTTTACAAGGATACAGTTCCTCATCAATTCCCTTGATGATCCAGTCTCCGATTCGAGCAGTCATAATTCCTTCAAGAGTAAGGATCTGGATAATTCCTTCTGATGCCTTACCGATTATGAAGTCAGTCTTTGCAGTAGCCATGAATGTTGAGATTGTGGATATGTTAGATCCGATCCATTGCTCAGCTTCCACCATGATGGGTTTCTTTACAAACATTTCTGATAAGTTACTCATTATCTTTCCTCGGGTTACAGTGCACTTTACAGTTTGAATTTTCATCACATAACATCACTGCTCTAAGATCATCTTCTTTACACTTATGAATATCTAGAATAAGCTCTTGGTTGTTCTGTCCTTTAACACAGCCAACCAAAAGGAGCAATAGAAATAGTTTTTTCATAATCCATTTCCAAACAGTGAGCACTTAGTATCTCTGAACTCACACCAACGACACCAGCGATGTTCCCTGGGTAACCACCACTCTTCTGCATATAAAGCTGCGACCCTGGGTTTGAACTCTTCAATCAAGAAGTCTACATCTTTTCTATTGTAATAGTACTCTGCCACCTCTCCTGATTTAGAGTAATAGAATTCTACATCAATCTCTTCAAACTCTGGATGAGCTTTGAAAGTTGCAATTGAATATAGCTTTGCCTGGTCCTCATGGTTTGGATAGTGCTTACCAGTCTTCAGATCAATGATGAGATTATCAAGTCTGACGTCTGACTTTCCTCTCCACCATGCATCCTTACTCCACCATCCATTTTCAATGAAGTTCCAATCCTTATCCATGACCAGCTCTTCCTCAGCAACTGCACCCATGGCCAAGAGGTTCTTCAATTCCTTGTCAAACTTTCTAAGCTCGTTTGGAACTCCCTTGATGTTTCCCAAGAGATACTGTTCCAATTTGTTGTGCACCATAATTCCAAACTCGAGCGCCGGACTCTTATCCCCAGTGGATAGCTTGTCCAACTTGATGAACTTGAATTTCTCTGGACAGTCCTCGTACTGAGTTAAAGACGAGAGCGACCACGCCTTTTTGAATCTGTCACTTGGTTTAAATGATGTCATAGTTTTCTAAGCCTCCGAATGATTCTCCGATTTTTGCATCTGATAGCATGGGAAGATCCCATCCTGCTATGTTCTCCATTGACCACTTCAAAATCTCCATCTCCTCATCAGCGAACTGGGGTTTCACCGAGACCACCAACTCATCATGGACCTGTAACATCAATCGACCTTTTCTATTTGGATGATAGTAGTACCTGATCATTGCTTCTTTGATCTGATCTGCTGATGATCCTTGAACCAAGAGATTGATCAGTCTGTAATAGAACAGCCTTCCGTTCTTTGCCTTCTCAACATCATAGAGACGTCCTCCCCAAGTTCTCATAAGGACACCGGACTTGACCTGCTCTTCAAGTTCCTTCCCTAATGTCTTGAACTCAGGAAGCGCTGTGTAGTACGCGTCAAACAATTCATATGATTCTGCCTTAGTACAACTGATTGCAGCCATCAAGGCTCTTGATCCTCCTCCGTACAGCGCAAGGAACGTAATGATCTTACAGGTTGTTCGTCTTAAAAGAGTTCCTGTCTTCTTGATTAATCCCTGAACAAAGAGATGCACATCCAATAGTGGATTATCAATGAACGCTTGAAGGATACTCCCCTCAGCGTAGTGGGCAGCGACACGAACTTCCTGAGACATGTAATCTCTCTTGATCATGATCTCACCTTCGTCTGGCATAATCATGAGTCTCAAATTTGGTGTGATCTTATCCTTGGGAATCTTTGGGATCTGCTGCAGATTAGAACTGAACCGTCCTGACCGAGTTCCATAGTCCTCTTCGTTCCTGGTCTGATTGAAGTAGGGATAGAATCTGCCATACTTTTTGAATGATTCAAACCAGGGAGATAGATACGTTCCCACAATCTTCTGAAGCTTTGATCGAGTCACAAGAACCTTCTTGAGTTTCTTGTCCTCGATGTAAGTTTCGAGAAAGTCCTTCCCATACCGTGGATTCCCCTTCTCAGTGTACACGATCTTGTCTTCGTCAATGTAGCCC